TTAATTTGGATTCAACAGATGGCGATCCTACGATTACGGAAGGGTCAAAATTTGAAGAGAGGGTTGCTACTCAAGCTGAAGTTATGGATAACTTAGACTATCTCAAAAACATTATTGGAGATGTGGGGTTGAATGAGGAGGCAACAAAGGGGGCTTGGGAACTCGTAAGAGAGATTATGCGTTTAGCAGGTGACGACATACCTGATGATATAAGGGATGAAATTGGAGGTCCCTCATGGGAGCTTAAAGAGATTAAGGTAAAGGATGTCATTGACTATTTGGAAGAATATCTTACCAAAATCAAAGAAGAAGAATCCGATGAACCCGAAATAGAGCCTGAAATGGACGAAGCTCGAATTGGCGAAATTGTTGCTAAGGCGGTAGGCGAAGCCATAGGAAAGGCTCAAGGTAAAATCTAATAGGAGGACAAAATGAACGAGCAAGAGATTGCGGAATTAGCAGCTAAGGTTGCTACTGAAGCAGTTGAGAAACTAAACAAGACTGACAAGAAACTAATTCCTGTCGAGAGTGATGAAGTTATTGTTGGTAAAAGTCCAGAAGAGAAACTTCTGGAAGACAACAAGGGCGGTTTCACAAATATGGCTCATTTCTTCACCGATTTAATTCGGGCTGGAAGGCCAGATGGTGAGACCAGCGAAACCCTTAAATCTTATACCAATGCCCTTAGAAAGACGGCTGGCTATATGGAGGAAGGCGACCTTGCACAAGGTGGCTATTTAGTCCCTGAAGAGTTTAGAGCCACTCTATTGCAGACAGCACTTGAATTATCTATTGTAAAACCAAGGGCAGTTTCTATCCCGATGGCGACCAATAGGGTTGCTATACCTGCATTGGTGGATGATGACCACTCGGATGATTTCTTTGGTGGAATCACCATCTATCGAACAGCAGAAAAGGGTGCAAAGAGTGCCACAAAACCAGCTATTGGTCGGGTAGCACTGACTCTTCACAAACTGACTGGCTTAGTGTATGTGACTGATGAATTATTGGAGGATTCGGTTATATCAATTGAACCGATTATACGCAGCACCTTTGGTCAGGCAATCGCCTTCGTGCAGGATTATGACTTCTTGCGAGGCACTGGTGTCAATCAGGCATTGGGTGTTTTCAATGCTGCCAACCCTGCACTCATTCCCGTTGCTATTGAAGCAGGGCAGGATGCGGATACCATTCTATTCGAGAATATCATCAATATGTGGATGAGAATGTACCCTGCTGGTCATGCTAAGGCGGTATGGGTAGCTAATATCAACACCTTTGCACAATTGGCTGCAATGACTATGGATGTTGGTGCTGGTGGAGTTCCTGTTTGGATGCCGGCTGGTGGCGTTTCGGGATTACCCTATCAGACACTTATGGGCAGACCATTACTCTTCACCGAAAAGATGGCAACACTTGGCGACCTGTATGACATAGGTCTGGTTGACTTTAGTCAGTACATAATCGCCGAGAAGGGTGGACTGAAATTTGCTACATCAATGCATGTTGCTTTTGTTAATGATGAGCAGTGTTTTAGGTTCGTTATGCGATATGACGGCCAACCATGGTGGCTATCAACCCTGACCCCAATGGTGGGGGCTACCCTTAGCCCATTCGTAACCCTTGCGGAGAGGGCATAAATAAAATAAGGAGGAATTGAAATGTCTAGTGCGAGATTTTCGCAATCACACGGCATAGTCCCCTTGATAGTCTCGGATAATGGTAGTTACAATACTGGTTTTAGTGCCGATACAGTCAATATGTCAAAGTACAACCATTGTACCCTTATCGTAATTGGGGATGGTGCCGTAGCTGGGGCTGGCGGGCTAACTATCATGGCTGGTGCGGCAGACGAAGCAGAAACGGCAGCTATAACCTTTACCTATCGCTACACTATAGTTGATGTTGAGGCTGCTGGTGCTGATGTGCTAAGTGCCCCCGCAACTTCTGCGGGAATTGACTTTACAGAAGCCTATCTCAAAGATGGTATGTATATTATTGAGTGGGATGCTGAAGATATGATAGTTAGTGGTGTTACTTACCAGTTCGCTACCCCTGTTCTGGATGCTGATGGTACAGCGGGGTATGTAACTATGGTTGCTATCCTATCTGAGCCACGCTACGAAAAGAACATAATGCCAACGGCAGTACCGATTGCATAACCTAGAGGGGGAGTGATGAAAAGTAAAATCGTGATGTACGGCATTGATATACCAATAGAAGTGCCGAACAAACCTAAAAAGAGAAGGCGGAAGAGGACGAAAGCCCTCTCCGCCCCTCGAAAAGACAAAATGATGCGAAAGGCATCAAATAAATAAACTGTCACAGCCTCTGGTGACAGAATAAAGGAAAGAGGTTAATAAAATGACAAGGAAAATAAATCCAGGAGGCCCTTCACGGCTTTATAGCTCGTGGTTAAAGGGTAATCTAGTAATTGGTGGTGGGGATTGTGGGCCAGCGGAGGAATACTTCGTGGCTAAAACAGGTAACGCCAGAAATGACGGTCTATCTTGGGAACGACCTAAGCTAACAATTCAGCAAGGGTTAGACCTATGTGGTGTTGCGGGTGCAACTACCGTAGCGAGAGGAACAACTAGGGTTTATGTTGGCCCTGGCTATTATACTGAAGACCTGACAACGCCCCTAAATGCCGTTGCACCATTTGGACAATTGATAGGATATAACCCAACACCAGGCAGAAGCTATGGGGCAACCTGCATAGCTGGAACTTCAACGGCAGCTCTAATTGTTCAAGCTCGTGGTTGGCTGATTAGCGGAATTGAGTTTGATGCTGCGGCTGACCAAGAGTGTGTTATTCTCGGTGGTGTTACAGCAGGCAATAATGCCGCTGGCACTATGTTTGAGGATTGTTTATTCTGTGGACAGAATCAAGGGCTTGTCGGAATTGACTGGCAGAGTAGCATTGCGGGCAATCCACTGGTAACGATACGCAATTGCGGTTTCTATGGTTTCACCTCTGGTGCTACTGCTGGTACGTGTTTATCTAACACGCTTTCGGGTATTGACCAGCCTAGATTTGCCTTAATTGAGCATTGTTGGTTTGCTGATTCTGATAACTTGATTGATATGAATCCAAGAGGTTTTAAGGAATCCATAATTAGATACAATACTTTCTTTACCAATGGTGCCAACCAAAATCCAGATGAAATCATAGACAACACTGGCGGCAACGATACGATAGTTTATGGTAACTACTTCCCAGGTGCCTATACTGCTGCAGGTGGTTATGTTACGGGAACTAACGATGAGTGGGCTGGAAACCTCAGCGTTGAAACTTATGGCCAGACTGTCGGTGACCCAGCATAACACGGAGTGAGCTGGTCGGAAACGGCCAGACATCACCCCCTTTGGAGGGCGGGGGCAACTCCGCCCTCTATCTATGGAGGTTTTATATGGCAGCAATATTGATAACAGTAATCAAAAACTATATAGGAACGGCAGCCGAAAGAGGAACACTATCAACCACTGGATTGCCAGCAGGTTCAAAGTTCTTTGAGACCGATAATCACTTCTGGTATATCTGGACGGGTGCTGCTTGGGTAGCATACGAATTACTGACAGTTGCATAATATAGCCCAATTTCAGTCAGGGGCCTCTTCAAGAATGTTCCAAGGGCTGGTGCAAGGTGTCTGCTGGAAAGGCTTTCTAGAGGCTGAGTACGAAGTGACACTAATAGGGGGGTGGGGTGAAAAGGGGGCGTTAGCTAAGTCAACTGATTAGCCCCATTACTTAAAATGTGGGTTAGGAGACATAATGGCTTTTGGTGATGAAATTTTAGCAATGATAAAACGGATAAAAGAGCAGGAACCAGAACGCAGAACACTTTGCCCTATATGCGAGTATGAATTGAGTGAAACTGACGATGGGGTTTTATATTGTGAATTCTGCGGCTGGACTGAAAAATAAACTAAAGGGGTGATGATTGTGCCAGAAGTTAGTACACGCAGTGCATTCAAGGTTTCTGCTACAGGGGAACACAGGACAGGCTATTGCGAGAACTGCAAAACCAAAACTGTAAAAGAATTCTACATGGATGGGGAAAGAAGGCGGGTTCGTATGATATGTCCTGCTTGCGGAGGAATGGGAAGGCTCATCGTTAAGACATTCAGTGTTCAGCCACCGAAACCACTACAATGCCTGGCATTCAGATGTCTATACCGTTTCTTTGTGGACACTCTTTTCTGTGCCCTGTTATCGAGCTACCACCGGCGGAGGGTTACTTATGCCGGGAAGAATAGGAAAGGAAAGATATTAGAACGATACCGGACAGGGCAACCAAGCCCTAAAACTATATGGCAAGCAATTTATGCCATTACAAAGCTGAAAGTTAGGTTTATTTTAGGAGGTAAAAGAAATGGCTCAAACTCAAACTTGGACTGACACAGGAATTGAAGAACTAATCTTACTCTTGGAGGAAGCAGCGGCTACAGGAATGGAGAGCATAGTCTGCCTTGAAATGGCAACAGTGTGCACAGCGGCAGTAGGGTCAACCTTTGCTGACCCCGCTGATACGGCTGTCCACCATACAGATTCGGGACTTCTATTGGCTGCCATAGATACCGTCGGTCATGCTACAGTAAGCACGGGTGGCGACACAATCACCTTTGACCATGTGTTTACTGCGACAGGCACTAAGAATGTGGCGGGGATTCATGTATGCAATAACGATGACACTGTTACATTTATTGAATGTTGTTTCAATGCGGTACTAGCCGTTGAGAATACTGATACCATTACCATAGATGGACAAAGCACAATAGACCAGGCATAGGGGGATAAGATGCCACAAAAAACAAGTAATAGGTATGCTCTTTTAGTGGGTATATCACACAGTCCCGAAACTGGTGGCAAGGTGCAGGTCAATGGCGATAACACCGTTAGACTGATGGCAAGCATCCTCAAGGATGACGGTTGGAGTCGGAAGAATATGATGATACTGACCAATAGACAGGTTAAAAAGCAGAAAGTGCTTGAAGGTATCAGCTGGCTAAAGGAAATGGATAACGAGGATGCCACTATATTGTTTATGAACGTTACTCATGGCAGTGCTTGTAGTGTCAGGTGGTGGGATTTCAGACCATCACACAGGATGCTCAAAGAGTATCTCTCAGGGTTTCAGTCCAAAAGGCAACTTGTCATTATTGCTACTTGCCAATCTGGTGGGGCTGTGGAACCGGGCTTTGATGGAATCACACTAGGAGAACCTAACAGGATTGTTGTTGCCTCTTGTGGAGAGCCAGGTGTTGACCCCTGCACTCACAGATACACGAGGTGGGCTGAACGCTTCCTGATTGAAGGCTTGCGGGAGTGGAGAATGTCAATACAGCAAGCCTATCAAGAGTATGGTGGCAGAATGTTAGATAACTACGGGCAACCATTCTATCTTGGGGATTAGTTAAGTGCCAATACTTGAGCCAATAAATAGCACTACCTATGGAGGCAAACTTCATCTTGATGATATTGAGATTGGGGATATAACTGCGTCTGAATTTAAACCCCATATCAAGATGAAGCGGTTTAATGGACTTTGTGACTTGGCTTTGTCGTATCCCACCAGTAGCACTAAACTGGTTGTGTTTTTTGCTAATAAGCTAGTATTCCCTGAAAGTAATAATGTAGATATTGAGATATATCCCAAAGACCCTGATGAGTTAAACCCTGAAGGTGCCGTTGAGCTTAATATCATCCTCAAGAAGAAGCCTGTTGGCAACAAGAATACAATAGTCCTAAAACTTGAGACCGATACAATAGACTTTCAGAAGATACTAGGGTTGGACAAGGAGTATGACCAAGCCAGATGCCAGGAGAAGTGGACTGAGGATGAGCCAGATGGGAGACAGGGAACATACACCATAACTCCTACCTCTATCATTCACGATGCTAGTGGCGAGGTGATGAAGGAACGCCCTGAGTATCTGGTTAATTCTTATCAGGGTAAGGCTAAACAGAATTACCGTGTAACCAGTGAGTTTGGTGAGATAAAAGCTAACACTCCGAATAAAGGTAAACAGCTCAAATACACTAGAGTATCACGGACTACAGCCCATATTAGACGGGGCAAGATGATTGACGCCGATGGTGTAGAGGCGTGGGTTGAGAACATGAACCTTGACCCTGATGGCACTTTAACATTCACCCTACCAAAGGATTTTATCAAGAATGCTAAGTATCCTATCAGGCAGGCGGTAGGAGTTGACCCTGCCTATACAGAGGATATGGACTTTTGGGTAACGGACACTTATGGTGATTCCGATAACACATGGTCGGATTATGACCTCTTTACAGAAAAGGGAGTTCCCAAAGGTGCAGTAGCCGAGATAATATTTGCCATGCAAGAACCTGGTGTTGAAAACACTATGGGAGTTAGAACTGATGGCAGTAGTCTTAATAGGCGTGTAACCCTACACGAAGCTGAGGGTGGTGGTGTTACTACTTGCCGAATGTTTGTCCTCTGCGATGCTTCAACTGGACTTATTGAGGGGTATCATTCTGATGTGTCTGATGATGATTCTTTCTATCTAGTTGGCTATTGGGAGAATGTTGGCTTTACGGAGGTGTGGGCTGCCAGGCCTATAGGGAATAATAATATATGGGAAGATATAACGTTAAGCACGCCTGCTGGCCAGATTGGTCATATATTAGTATATAATGGCACTGGAGTAAGTGGTCAAGATGTAGCGAACACGATGGGAGTTAGAACAAACGGTTCTAGCTTAGAAAGAAAGGTATTAGTTCATGAGTCAGAAGGCAATGGTTCGTCTATTATAGATATGCTGGTCAAAGCTGCTGGTTCAAGTATAGTTGAACTCTATACATCTGAAAAAAACAGTGCTAGTTTTGGGGAGGCAGGCTACTTCGGCTCAGAGATGGACTTTGTGGAGTTGTTTCAGCTTTTTGATATGCCCGTACTTTCTGGTTGGAGACCTTGGGATGCTACTGAATACCTAGATCAAGATGGCAGGGTTTGTGATTTTCTATTAACCCATGATAATATTTCTGGCACCGAAACTATAGGGGTTAGGGACGGTGATGATACTACCACTGAGAGAAAGCTGACTGAACACGAGGCAGAGGATGATGGAGGTTCAACTGGTGAGTTGACTGGATTTGGAATGTCAGCTCAGAGTAACGCCTCTGGTGTTGTAAATTATGTTTATTATAGTAATAACGCTTTATATCTCATGGGCTACTTCAAGCCAGCTATAGGAGTGCAAGATTACCCCATCAGCTTATCCCCAGGACTAACTGCATCTGCTACTGTAGCTTACCTAGCAGCTTGGGATAGGTCTGTAGAGCCAGGATTGACTGCTAATGTAGTCTTAGCATACAAAGCGGCGTGGGACAGGTCAGTTGATGCTGGACTTACCACTGCTGTAACAATAGCTAAATCATATGGTTGGAAAATAGTGAGCTCTGCTGACCTTACTATAAGTGCCACTGTAGCCTATCTCATAGCATATAAAAGGACTGTTACTGCTAACCTAACCACAGCCGTTACTATACTAAAGGGTTGGGGTAGGTCTATAACCACAACCGCAGGACTTACCGTGTCCACCACTATTGCCGTAGCTAGCGGTTTCAAGAAAGCTTTATCCGCAGGACTAGCAGTATCAACTACTATAGCTAAGACGGTGGCTTATAAGCGAGCTACATCACCAGGACTGACTGTTTTGGCTACAATCGCAAGAGCCTTAGCCTACCACAGAGCTACTCAGTCTGCTCTTTCCGTAACCATAACTGTATTGAAGGGTTGGGGTAGAACTATAATTACTTCTCCAAGTTTGACTGTATCTGCCACGATTGTTAAATCGTGGGGCAGAAAGATAACTACCACTACTGGCTTGACTGCTGCCGTAAGTCTAGTTAAATCATTTAATAAAATGATAAGTACTTCTACCAACCTCAGCTTATCGGTATCAATATCAGTTTCTGCCGTAAGAAGGTATTTAATAACCGTTGCTACCAATCTAGGTATAACTATATCTATCAATAGGGTAGTAGGCTATACAAGAGCTACAACATCTAACCTCAGCTTATCAATATCAATAGTTTGGTTTAGAGCTAAAGCAATACCTGTAACTGTATATCTTTATGGTCGCAGCCTTACTGCAAAACTTTATCAACGAACTTTTGATGTTGCACTTTATAAAAGGGCTTTTACTGCTAGCCTTTATTTGCGAGATATGGCTATTAAGTTATATAAGAGGGCTTTTACAACTAAGATTGGAGGAGCTTAGTAATGGATAATATCACAATCCCTCAAAGAGATAAGGGGTTTAATCTAGCATTTACCGTTAACGATTCTGATGGAGATGCCTACACAATAACGGGATATACTATCAAGTTAAAGGTCTGGGAAGAAGGAATCCCTGGAACGCTTATAGTTGATGGGACTTGCGATATAGATGATGGTTCTGTAGGAACCTGCCATTATACCGTAGCGGAAGATGACTTTAATGATATTGCTGCCTATATTGCTGAGCTTGAGCTTACGCAATCAGGCATCATTGAAAGCACTGAGAGCTTTAGAATAACAATCGTAGAAAGCGGATATACGGAGGATGATTAAGTGAATTATTGCACACTAGAAGAAGTTAAAAGCCACCTGGATGATGCCAGTGGTTATGATAATTTGCTTATGAGTATGATTGAGCAAGCTAAGGTATTCATAGATGATTTCTGTGACCGCCAATTTGACAGCGTGGCTGCGAGTAGATATTTTGATGGTGCAGGCTCTCTATTGCTCATTGATGATTTAATAAATATATCAGGTGATAATGATGGTATCTTCCTTGACGAAGATGGGGATAGCACATTTGCCACAACAGCAATGGCATCTAGCGATTACATCCTTTATCCTCTCAACGGAACACCTAAAACGATGGTTAAGATAAGCCCTGCTTCGAATTATGGTGGCTTTGCAAGTGGTGTAAAGAAGGGTGTAAAGATAGTAGCCACCTGGGGATATGGTGCTACTGTTGCCAAGCCAATCAGGAGAGCATCTATAATCCAGGTTTGTAGATGGTTCAAGAGAAAAGATAGTGCCTTTGGAGATGTTATCGGAACCAGTGAACTCGGAACTATAAGTATGTATAAGGGATTAGACCCTGATATAGCTATGATATTCAAACCATATAAAAGGTGGCGAATATGAGTATAGGCGTAACACTACAGATAGTCGGATTGGATAAACTAAAGAAGAAGCTCCAAGAAAAGAATGTTACTCAACCCCTAAATGATGGGGTTAAGAAAGCAACTTTACTACTTGATAGGGAAGTTAAGCAGGCAACGGTTGTCGATACAGGCAGATTAAGGTCTAGTATGACATCTCAATTCGGTGCTGGCTTTGGACAGGTTGGAACGAATGTTGAATATGCTTCTTTGGTAGAGTTTGGCTCAGACAAGATGCCTGCCCGTCATATGGAGGGTGGAACCAAGGTTCTGGGCGAGGGTATGTTTGCCTTTGGGCTCCGCAAATTAAAGGATAAAATGAAAGAACTTTTAGGCGATGTAGCCAATGCTATTGAGGCTAAGTGGCGATAATGGGATTAGAATCAATTGGCAATGGCATAAAGACTAATTTAGAAACGATAACCGCATTGAAGCGTGTCTATGCCCCTAATGAATTAAGGGATACCTATAATTCATTTCCCTGTGCGATTATTATGCCCGGGGAAACAATCTTTGATACGACCTTTGGCAGTAATGCAGGGTACACATCGAGATGGCGAATTATTGTTATGATAAGCAAACAAGACACGCCATCGGCATTAAATAAACTGATGAACTATATGGAGCCGACAGGGACTAACTCAATCAAGGCAGCACTCTATGCGGATTCTACGCTTGATAGCAGTGCCGATGACTGTGAATTAGACCGCAATTTAGGATATGGAATAATGACCTTTGGGGGTGTAACTTATCTATCAACAGAATTTGACTTGGTTGTCTATGCCAGACAATAACAAAGGAGGTTAAGATATGGCACACTTAGCAGGGAAAACAGGGATGCTAAACCTAGAAACCGCAGATGAGGCAGGTATCAGAAGTTGGACACTAGATTATACGGTAGATGTACTTGATACCACCGACTTTGCAGATGGTGCGGCAACTAACGCAGCACGAACATTCATTGCTGGGCTATCACAATGGTCGGGCACATTTGAGGGCTTGAAAGATGGTGCTCCCTATGCCTTGACATTTGACGGTGCTGCACTTCAATCCATCAAGCTAGAAGAAGATGCTACTCATTTCTGGGGAGGGGAATGTCTTATAACTGGTATCCATCCCAATGTATCCGTTGATGGCGTAGTAACCTATGCCTATGACTTTCAGGGTACGAGTGCATTAACTGAGAGCACGGGTTAAGGGAGGACGATATGGCACACATAGCAGGAAGAACTGGAATTGTTTTTGTAGCCAGTTTGTTATTAGACAGTTGCGAAGCTGACTGGGATGATGGGACTAACGGCTCATCCGACCTTTCAACCACCGATTTTAAGGTTGGCAGTGGTAGTGTCTATATCACGGGAAGCAGTGTTGTCGCTGGCAATGTATTGGCTGATAATCAAATGACAGCAGCGCATGACCTTTCAACCTATACCCATCTTCTTTTGTGGGCTAAGTGTAATGCGACATTGGGTGCAGATGTTTTAAGAATTACCTTGGATGACGATAGCGACTCAGCCTCCCCTGAAGCACTTTGCGAAATACCAGCACTCACGGCTGATGTATGGACTTATTGTCATTGTGCAGAGATTGCAGGCGACCCACTGAATGATGCAGTAGCGGTTGAATATATCGGGTTGGAATGGCACGGCACTGCCGCAGATAAGATTGTTTACCTAGATGATATAAGAGCAGCCAAGACTGTAGCAGGCATGAAGTCTTGGACACTAGATTATACAATGGATGTTCTGGACACAACTGATTTTGCCAATGGGGCTGATACTAACGCACCGAGGACATTCATAGCTGGGCTGTCTGGTTGGTCAGGCAGTTTTGAGGGGGTTAAGGAGGGTGCGCCGCTTGCTCTCTTCTCACAGGTAGGACTTGATTTGGCTGAAAGTGCAACTGCAACGCAAGCGTGGATTGGCAATGCTATTCTTACTGGAATTCATCCCAATGTATCTGTCGATGGGGTAGTAACTTATACCTATGACTTTCAGGGTGTGGGGGAACTGATAGAGGCTTCAACATAATAGGTAAAATTGGCGTTCTTAATCAAGATAATAAACAGGTTGGTGGCATCCTCAATTGGAATATAGATGCAACTTTAGCTGCTGGCATACACGGTAGGTGGAAATCACCCAAGGCAGTTAAGAAAGTCACGGCTAGAAGTTATTGGCTTATTAAGCAACCTGTAGGTGATATATTTGAGGCAGAATTCTATCAGCAAATCAAGAACCAATTGGTCTTAATAGATACTGGCAAAGTTAAGCTAAAGCTACCCGATACGACTACATTAAATAAAACCCTACACGCCCCACTAAGATTAAGGTGGATATGGGATGATTGAGGCAGTAGTTTATCTAGCTCGCAAGTTACACTGGACTAGAAAGGAGATTGGGGAACTGACACCGAAGCAATGCAATGATATAATGAAGGAGCTTCAATTTCAAGAATCACAAGAGCAGTATCGCCAAGACCACGCTGTAGCATCTATATTGGCAGCTATTTATAATACAATTCCAACTAAAAGTCATAGAACTTATAAACCAAAAGACTTTTTGGGTGGAACAGAACCACAAAGACAAATCAAGGAACAGAAATCACTAAAAGAACTAGCTAAAGAAAAGGGGATACAGATGCCCCCGAAACGCATACCTGACGCATCACAATAGATTTTAGGGCGTTTCTCTAGTCAAGTAATAGTAAACCATAAGGGGATAAGATGACAAAGAATATTTTAGGCACACCAGAAAAGAAAATAATCAAGCTAGGAGAGAATGAATATCGGTTATCACCGCTTAATCTTAATGTGTTAGCTGATATTGAGGAGGGGTTTGACTGTAGCATTGATAAAGTGGGTAAGATGCTGGATAAGAAACGGGCTTCTGCATTAAGGAAGCTCGTTTATATTTTATTGAAACAGGAATATCCAGATATGACATTGGAAAAGATTGGTGGATTTATCGACTTATCCAATATGGCTGAGATTAGTGAAGCATTAGCTAAAGTATTGGCAGGGGATTAAATTAACTCCTAAACAGCATAAAACATAACTATTACCCCTATCAACGAAATAATCGCTACTATGGCCGTGATGCCTAGAAATAAAACTACCAATCTGGTTTTGTTCATATCACTACCCCCCTTAATTAAATTATAGAACATCTTGATAATTTGTCAAATGCAGGAGAATAAATGGCTAATCCAACCGCAGAATTATTTGTTAAGGTAGGAGCTGATGTTAAGGGGTTAAAGACTGGCCTTGATTCCGCCGAAAAGAAAGTCGGTGGTTTTGCTAATACCATTAAGAAGCATCACAAGGCTATTGGTATGGCGATGACAGCTATGGGTGCAGCAATACTCGCCGCTGGTGCTTTAAGCGTAAAGGCATTTGCCAAGATGGGCGATGAAGTCCAAAAGATGGCTTTACGAACTGGTTTCTCAACAGAAGCCTTGTCCGAACTAAGACACGCCGCTGATTTGTCCGGCACATCATTGAGTAGTCTTGAGAAAGCATCCAAAACGCTATCAGGTGCTATCTTAGACGCTGGCTTTGGATTAGAAACATATATTAGAGCATTTGACAAGATTGGATTAAGCTATGAAAAATTAAAACCTTTAAGCCCCGAAGAACAGTTCCTTGCTGTGATGGAAGCATTGGCTGGATTAACAGATGAATCTGAAAGGGCTGCTTTAGCTGCCGACCTTTTCGGTAGAGCAGGCACACAGTTATTACCTATGTTGGTGGATGGAGCTGATGGTTTAGCTGCAATGCGACAAGAAGCTCACGATTTAGGAATTGTGTTTGACCAAGAGGCAGCCAATAAAGCAGCGGAATTTAATGATGCCTTGACTAAATTAAAAGGTAGTGTATCAGGGGTTATGATGGAGGTAGGCGAGTTTCTTGTTGATGCCTTGAAACCATTGATAGATTGGGTTACTGAAGCTATTAAGAAATTTAGTGATTGGTCAAAAGAACATGAGAGCTTATCTAAAGTAGTTACCTATTTGGGAACAGCTATGGGGGGATTACTGGTAGCTCTTGGGGCAGTTTTATTTATGTTACCTCAACTTATTGCTGCATACAAATTGTTGGCTGCTGTTAAATGGGCAACGATTATCCCCGCAGTATGGGCATTTGTAACCGCTCTGTGGGCACAAGTAACAGCAACTTTGGCGGCTATGGCAGCCACGGGTGTTTTAATTCCAGCAGCCATCGCAGCAGTAGCAGCCATAGCTTTAATAACTACTGGTATAACACTATTAATAAAAAATCAAAGAGAACAAATTGAAGTTCAAAAAGAAATGAATGAAGAAGTTGATGAGGGAGCGACAAGATGGAGGGTAATAGGGGCGGGGGCTACCGAATACTTTGATACACTCGAAGAGGCACAGGAAGAAGCCACCAGAAGACAAGAAGAGATAAACAAAGGTCTTTTGAGAGAGATAAAATTAAGGGATAGCTTAACGGAAAGTCTAAGGAAAACCTATGCCACTACGTTTATGGCCTATGAAGCGCTGGCAGGGAAGAGGGAACTAACTGCCTTTGAAAGGGAACAGCGAGCGGCATTTGGGAAAATGGTAGGCATACCTGGATATCAGACAGGTGGCATTGTAACTAAACCGACATTAGCAATGGTAGGTGAAAGGGGGCCAGAGGCAATAGTTCCCCTTGATAAAGGAATGGGTGGTATAACAATCAATTTTACCGAACCCGTATTTATGGAGCGAGAAGAATCAATCAATAAATTAGCTGATAGGATATACAGAGTAATTAAAAGGGAACAAAGATTAAGTTTCGGTGGGGCATACGGTGGCTAGTGCGACTTATATTGTGGAATGCGATTGGGATAATGACGGGGACTTTGGGGATGCCAATGAGGATATATCTGCTGATGTCAAATCTATAAGCTATTCCAGGGGTAAGGATGAGGAGCTAGGCAAAGCAAGCCCAGGCACTTTAAGCCTCCGAGTCAATAATGCAGATGGTAAATACAGCCCACCCTTAAACACAGGCATATACACGGATTTACTACCTAAGAGAGCTATAAGGGTGAGAACCACCGCACCAGCAGCCTACAATCTATTTTATGGTTACATAGAAACTATCACACCTCACCCTGACCCTGCATCTCAAGATTGCTACATATCAGCTATAGATGGATTAGACTTTCTGGCAAGGCACGAGCTTGACACTGCTTTATATAAGGATACATTAACGGGAACTATACACGGTCACATTTTAGACTCTGCGGGCTGGTCTGCCACAATGAGAACGATAGATGATGGGCAAGATACCGTTCCCTACTGGTATAGCTCGGGGGTAAAAGCACGATTCGCACAAAATGAAATAGATGATAGTGAACTTAGCTTTTCTTATGTAAATGGGGCGGGTTATTTTGCCTTTGAGGATAGACACCACAGATACTCGGCTACCCATCAAACAAGCCAAGCGATCTTTGATGACACAATGGTAGATATTGCCTATGATTATAGCCCCCGAAATGTTTACAATGAAGTCAGGGCTACGGTTACACCTTGGGAAGAGCAAACAATAGCTACTCTTTGGACATTAGAAGAGAACCCCACCCTTGATGTGGGTGAAACTAAAACTTGGTGGGGTGATGCTTCGGTTAGCGGTGCACCAGTCTTCGTAGATGCTTGGACAACTCCAGCGGCTGGCACAGATTATATCATCCATTCCGAGGCAGATGGTGCAGGGGATGTTGAGACGGGCAATGTTACAGTTGCAACCTCCAAGTTTGCCAAGTCAATTAAAATTGCTATAACAAATGATGCTACACACGTTGTATATGTAACGACCCTACAAGCTAGGGGAACTTATTATGATGACTTAACTAAGGTAAGCAGGAAGTCAGAAGACGCTACCTCTCAGGGTTTATATCAAAAGAGAACATTGCCTTTGGACGGCAAATATCTTACTGATTCAGATAAGGCTCAAGACTTCTGCGATTATGGTATAGCACGATTTAAAGACCCACAGGCTGAAGTTGTTGTTACCATAGTCAATAAGAATGCCACTAATCTAACCCAAATCCTATCAAGGGAAATATCAGACAGGATAACAGTTCGAAATACAAAACTCGGATTAGATGCCGACTTCTTTATCAATAAAATGGAGCATGAAGTAGGTCCGGGCGGCAAACGGCATTTATGTCGCTGGTATATAGTAGATGCCGAGAATGAAGATTTCTGGTGCTTGGATTATTCAGCGTTGGGAATAGGCACGAAGTTGGGGTATTAAATGATAGAAACCGCAGAGACATATTTGGGGGAAATTAACCGACCTGAAGCCCGCAAGCGGTTAAGAGATAGACCGCTTGTGCTTAATAGAGAAGTATCAAATAAGACTTTGAGGGCAAAGATAAACCATTCTAGGTGGATTGTAAGTTGCCCCCATTGCCCGAACGCTGAATTTCTATTTACAGATAAGAGGTTCTTTTGTAGTGAATGTAAGAATGGAGCAATCAGTGGCAAGCTATATAAGGTTGTTATGCCTAAAAACAAACTACAAATACAAACCCTATTAGAGCCACGCCCTATTCCAAACCGCAATTGGAAGTATCCTGAAACAATAGAAGATTTAGTCAAAGAGAATGAATTACATATTGAGGAGATAAGCTAATGGCTTGGACAGCACCTTATGAGTGGACGGCTGGTGAGGTAGTTACCGCTGCTAAATTAAATGAGCAGTTATATTACAATATGCGTTACCTCAAGGGATTAGATGGTGCTGTTACTTTTGAGGATGATTTAACAGTTGATAATCTAATCACTTCGGGGGATGTTGACGG